CGGCACGTTGGACAAACTCAATCCGAATCGCACCGGTATTGGCCTTAACGCCTTTGACGCTGAGCACACCAAACCCGGTTCAGCCCACTTAGCGCTTAGCACTATTCCGCTCTATAATATCGGGCTTGAAGCCTTTGAGGAAGAAGTCACCGCCGAGAACGGAAAAAAGGTCCAACTGAAAACCGACAAATCGGTGATTGCCGATATCCAAGCCCCAACCAACTTGGCCTTGGGGAAGATGTTTATCGTCAATTTGTCCTCTAACGGCAATTCGATACCGATCCCGGTGACGGTGCGGGTTAAACCGGTCACCACCACCTCGGACGCTATCGCCGCCATCTTGTCTATCGGGACCACCAAAAACACCGTGAAGGAACGTTGGACGCGCTTTAAAGCCGGCGAACTGACCTTCTCGAATATGTGGACTGGCGATGACGTGATCGCCCAGCAAAAGAAGATCTTGATCGAAGACACCTCAGGCTTTTATGCAGAGATGCTGCGTCGATCAAAGAACAACGCCAAGAAAGGGTTTATGTCCGGTAATCCCTCACTGGCCACGGACTCCAACGTGATTATCGTCAGTGAAACCACCGCCTTAAAAGCCGGTCGGGAATTGGGTGGCACGTTAAACGACTTTAAGATCCGTGAATCCGTGTTTGAGCATATCCACGCCAACATCCTGATCGTGGTAGATCATAACCGTAATATGGTGGATTTCTTTTACCGTGGGGAACGTCTGGCCACCTCGGTCACCTTTGGCGGCTTAAAAACCTTAAACCGTGGGAACGGCCCGGACATCATGTCGATCTTTACGGCCTTTTCTGAAAACAAAATCCCCGGACTATAAAGGACCTTTCGATGAAGATTTACGAATACATTAAAAACCTTTTGATGGCGGATAAACGCGACGTCGTCTCCGAGATCGACACCTTAGGCGATGAGATTGCCAAGTTCACGATCAAAGGGTTTAAAGACGCGGTGAACGCCGGGGTCAACACGGAGGGGAAGAACTACTACCTGATCCAGCTTACCCGGGAGTATAACCGTTTGCGCTTAGACGAGCATCTGCGTCCCCACGACGTGGTTTCGGGCACGTTTGTGGCCTTGCAACAACTGACCACCACCTTGCCGTGGGTGCGAAAGCAAGTCGACAAAGAGTTTGGCGGGGCAGTGCCCAAAGAAGCGATTGATTACAAACAAGCGAACTTTCTGCGCTATGTTGATTCCGTCTCCTTCTTTTTGCGCTATGCCCGCTCCATGCTGCTGCTGATTGCCACGATCAAGGCGGAGCCCGAGATCACCTCTGACGAGCTGGCCAAACGCTTTACCATGAATGAGATCCGCTTTCTCTCGGAAACCTGCAAACACTTTATCTATCTGATCGGGGTATTTTACCAGCCCTTGTCGGTGACGGAAAAAGTGTTTGACGCCATTCCGAACATCTCCGTTGACGCCAGTGACCCGGATGTGGTAGACGGCATGATGGGCCTGAAGCTTGACCCGTTTAAGTCCGGCTTTATTCCGCTGAAGTACAACCCGTGGTATTTGTCACGCAAACGCAAAGCCGAGCTGCAAGTCAAGCGCTTGCGTGAAGCCGAAGCCTCGGCGATCTCAACCGAGCTCACCTTGGCCAAACTCCAAGAACTGGTGGCCGGTGGGTCAGATGATCCTTCTTTACAAAAACAGATCACCTTTTACACCGAACAGCTTCAACGCCTGCGTGATGAGATCGAAGGCATCCTCACCCCACCCGTACCGGATAAAGGGGCATAACCATGGCTGAGCGGATCTCAACGGGAGCCGAGTGCATCTATGGCACCGGCTTTACTTCACACGCCCCGCGCGGGCCGATGAAGCTGATGGTCGATAACAAGGTGATCGATCTGTATTCTCGGTTAAATGGCGATAAGCTGCTCGCCCAATCCTTTGCCTTTAAACAAGAAGTGGTGGCAGTCACCGCCCGGTTACTCTTTCCGTTGGGTAACTGGATGCTGGCCCAGCGCATGAGCACCATCCATTCCAAATATGCCATCCTCTTTGTCAACGATATCGCCACCGTCGCCCTGGGGGGTGATCGTCCGATGTCGGTGCGCACCCGGATGTGTTTGTTTGGGCCTAAAGCGGTTCAATCTAACCCGTCTCGTTTAGAAGCCGACGCCAAAGAGGCCAAAACCTTGATGCCAATGGCCTTTATCGATCGGATTCGCGAAACGTCGTCTGGGACCTTGCTGGCCAATCTCACCCGGGATCCAGAGTGTGTTATCGACCAAGTTAATTCATTATATGTCATGTTCGGTAGCGTGGAATAAGCGCTATTACCCCATTACCCGAGGAATACGTTAATGCGTTTAGACAATATTTTAAGTATCGGTTTGGAAGACCTCGACGACGAGTCCGCGACCGAAGTGAAACCTGAAGACACCACCGTGGTCGCTGAGACCGTGGTGATTGAACCTAATGAGTGTGTTGAAGAGATCGAACTGGTCGAAGCGGCTGAAGAAGCGGCGGAAGCTGAAGCGGCCGTGGTCGAAGCGGCCGAAGAGCTGTGCGAAGTCGAATGCGCGATGGATGACCAGATCGAGGTGATCACCGAAACCGAACAAGTCGTGGCGTCTATGGAGTCGTTTAAAGGCACCATCGTCACCAAAGGCGACGCCTTGGCCCTGCAACACCTGATTGCCATTGCCACCAAAGGCCGTTACGACACCCAAAAGGTCGTGGGTTCTTTGGAAGCCTTTGGTACGGATATCACCACCGACGAGGCGCTCAACGCCGGTCTGGAAGGCATCGGTGACTTCTTGAAGGCTGCGCGCAGTAAGCTGGGTGAGATGCGCAAGGTGATGGTGGCCCGCTGGGTATCGTTCTTTAAAGAAGTGGGTGTGGGCTATGACAAAGTGGCCCGTCGTGCTGAAGCCCTAACCGCCTTGGCCAAAGTCACCACCGGCGAATCCACCTCGTCTTCCATTCAGCTTCCGCTCGATACCGCCTGGCGTTTGGTAAAAGACGGCAAGGTCTCGTCGAATTTGTCCAAAGACTTAACCGAGATGGCGAAGTTTATCAAGCTGGTGTATAAAGACTCCAGCGAAGGGGTAGACGTGCAGCGCGGTAAGTTCGTCAAAACCGTGGCAGAGCTTGCTACCGCCGATTACGATCAAGCGGTGAAGATCGCCAAAGAACTGGTGGCCATCGAGTTACCGAAGTTGGACGTCGCCAAACTCAAAGTCCCGATGAACTCCACTTCATACGACGTGTACCGTTCTGAAGAGATCTTAGGCGGCGTGGCGTTGTTTTACAACCACCCGATCGTCAAAGACAACGCGGCTCTGCCATTGATTCGCCGCATCGATAACAAATACAACTCGATGTTTGATATCGACATCACCGCCCACGAGCTCGGTAAACGTCAGCCTAAACTTGATTGCGCGCTCGATACCTTAAAACCGGCCGAGATCGCCAAACTCGGGGAAGACGTGCTGGCCATCCTGACCGACATCAAGCAGTATTCCCGGTCGTATTCCACCTGGTTTGATGAAAACCACGACCTGGATCGCGTGATCAAGATCTTGGCTTCGGCGGGTTGGGATGAAGATGGCGGCGTGACCTCAACGGAAACCACCGTTGAGCAAGGCGACGTCACCGTAAACGTCACGGTCACCGGGCTGAACACCGCACTCGCCGATCTCATCGAGATGTATAACGACACCTACGCCTATTTGGCCGTGGGCCCGATCCGAGAACTGTCTTCTGAACTGATTCAGATCCTCAACCGGGTGTTGGAAGTGGGCGAACGTTGCGTGGCAACATATAACGATAACGCGCTGACCGCGTAATTAAGGGGTTTACATGGGCGGGTTAAGTGAAATACTCTCGCTCGGTTTAGAATCCTACACAGCAGGGGAACACATCGTTTCCCTGCTCGATTCGAATGCCGACATGCTCGAAGCGCAAATCACCGCGCACGAACAATTGACCGAGTTGCTGGAAACCGAAAAGGTGTTGCAAGACAAACGCCAACATCTTCGGTTGTTAGAAGAGCTTTCGTCTGGGATGGAAGGGTTGATGGTCGAAGTTCAGCACGTCAATAACCCCGCCGAACCGACCGAAGCGGAATTGACTATCCTCCAAAACACCGCCCGGGAAGTGCGCAAAGAGCTCTTGGGTGAAGACGACGAAAAGATGATCATCGACATCGAAAACGGTTCGCTAGTGGGCTCACAAGAAGGTTTGGCGGAGGCGATCGGCAACGTGGCCAAGAAGTTGAAGTTTAGCTACGCCAACTTTACCGAAGCGTTAGGCCTGGCCTTTAAAGGTGAAACCGACCCGGTGAACAAATTGGTCAGCATCAACCAGATGTTGCGCGGTGAAGTGGGTAAACTCAAAACGAGCACCTACTCCTTTACGCTCCCCGCTAACTTGGTGAAGGCACTAACCAATACCGACGATGCCGACGTGCTCAAAAGCATGAAAGACTTCCCGGCGGCAATGAAGGCCTGGGGCCCTGACGACGTCTCGGTGTTTGAAGCCCACTTTAAGAAGTGGTATCCGGTGATGGTGGAGCTGCACAAAACCACCTCAAAAGACGACTTCTTTAAGGTCTTTGCCAAATTGAAAGACTTTGCCTTTCCCCTACCAACAACGGCTAAGAAGTACAAGAAGATCAACGGGTCACGTGCGGTGTTTAACATCTACGTGAACCACGTCTCTCTTGGCGGGTACGGTAAGTACTACTATATTGACGTGCCGGATTCGAACAAAGACGACGAAGTGGCCATCGATAACGCGTTGGTAGCCGCCCGCAAAGCCGAAGTGGTGATCGGGTATTACACCGAGAACATCCCGAAAGACCCTAAGCCCGTCGAACTTGAGCTGTCGGCTTCAGAGCTTGCCGGGGTGCTTGATACCATCGAGGCGTCGATCAAAGAGATCCGGGCCTGGTATACCGGGATGGCGTCGTTATCCCCGTATTTCAAAGAGTTGGACGCGTTGGTCAAACTGGGCGAAACTTTTGACCAGCAAGACTTCGTGGACAAAACGATCCGCTCTTATGCAATCGATGCCCACAACGCGATCAACGCCACCTTTATGCTGGCCTTCTTTAACGGGATTCCGTGTATCAAAAACATCCACGCCATGCAGGACTTCGTCCGTAAAGCAGTCAGTGGGTCCGATCTTAGCAAATAACGGAGTGCACTAAAAGATGGGTAACCTCGGCGGCAGTTGGCTGACGGGTGGTCTAGAAGAGTTCGGGTATGACCCGGACCCTTCTGTTCCCGTGGCAAAAAAGGATTACGTGTTCGTGGGTTTAGGCAACGATGACGGCCCACAAGACGATAACAACGATAACGATGACATGGTGATGCTCACCGGGCAGATGGCCAAAACCCGCCAGAGTCTGGAGGGCTTGCAAGACGCTAGGCAATTCATTACCGACAACCAAGCGGACTTCAGTGCAGATCATGCGGTGATACTGCGGGCAAAACTTGAGCAAATTCAAATTGCCGACGAGAACCTGGAAGGGGCTAGCGCCCTCGTAGGCTCTTTGGAGTCGTATAATGGGTATCTCAAAGGGCCGTTGTTGTCTGACGGCTTAGAGGGGCTGACAGAGCGTTTAAACACGCTGGTAAAGAAACTGATTGAGATGATCCTTCGACTAGGTCAATTGCTTGCCCGTCAATATCAAGAGTTTAAACTCTGGGCCAGACGGCTGCGCAGCCATAACGAGGAACTTATTGCCTCCTTTAATGAAAAAATTAAAGACGGCAAGCTGGTAAGAACCTCAACGGAGCATCCGTACACCAAGCGAATGGTCTTGGCTACTGCCTTATCGGTTCCGCAAGGCAAGCAAGGCAAGGTCGCGCCTGCCGGGTGGAAGATCGCAACGAACGCCGGCGAGCTGGTCAGTGCAATCAACGACTTTGATGTGTTCACGAAAGCCTTTAACCGCTCCCAGCTTAACTATATCGAAAGTTGGGCGACGATCGCGGTACGTGCCGCCCACGCCAGTACGCTGAGTGCGCAGTTTACCCTCTCCTACGACCCGCCCGCGTTACCTGGACAGTCGCCAGTGGAACTGGGCAAGAGTACGTTTCTGGTCGCACAACCGTTATTGGGCGGTGCTTTTATGTATTTCAGGCTCAAAAAGGGCGTGTTGAGAATAAACGATAAAGAGCTCACCACCGCCAAAGTGATGGGGTTTCACTCACAACTGGTCGCCCCCAACGCCGGAATGGAGCGCAATAACAAAGAGGCCTTTTTGGAGCTGTTAAATAGCCAAGAGCAATACACGCTCCCGGTGATCGACACGCCCAGCCAAGGGGTCAAGTTACTCCAGGCCATTAACGGCTTGCTTGACAACTATGTGGCCGATCATCCCTTTGAAACGCTGGTAGACCGGCTTCAGCGCACGGTAGCCGGCTTAAAGCAAGAAACCAAGGGTGATGCTAAAACCGATTACCAAAAGCAATACGTCGTGACGAGCTTGTCAGAAGTGGTCTCTGATCTTTCGGTGGTGGCCACCCGTTATCGCGAGCACCTCCGTCTGTTGACCAGTAACCTCTCTTGGTTTGCCAATCAGTCGATAAAAATCTTTTAAGCAACAGGCTTAATTATATGTCAACCCCACTCTGACGAGGAATAAGGTTAAGGGTGGGGTTAGCAAACGATCGTTTAAACGTTTTCATGAAAACAATTGGAGTGTATAAATGTCTGCTCTTGACTTTATGTTGGGCTTTGGTAACGAAGCCTTTGAAGACCGTGAAGAAACCGAAGAAGTGGTTTCCACGGCACCGGCCGTCTCGGCTGAAGAAGTGGCTGAGATGATCGCTGATCGTGATATCGCTCGTGCACAGACTGATATCGTGGCAGTGGACGCTGAGATTGCCCAGGAACAACGGGTGATCGCCGAACACGTCGAACAAATTGAGCGCATCGAATCCGTTCAAGCCTCGATGGAATATTTCGTTGACAACGGCTTCTCGGACAAAACCGCCAAGATGTTGCAAGACCAACTGGTCACCACCTACGCTCGCATGGGTAAAGGTCTGGAATCGTTTGGTGGTGGTCTGGAAGGACTGGCTAACGGCGAAGAACTGACGTCTGCCATGCTGAGTGCCGGTTTGCTGGCCTTGGATGGCGAGAAAGAAGGTCTGGGTAAACGCCTGGCCGCCGGTGCTAAACGTTTGATGGAAATGATCAAGAAGTTTTTTGAACATATCTTCGATCAAACCGCGCGTGTGAAAGCCAGCGCCATGGGCGTGATCAACAAAGCCAAAGAAGCCAAAGAAGCCAAAGAAGTCTCTTACGGTGGTCGTGACTTCGTGATCAAAGGCGGCAAGATCTCTGAAAACGTTCCTGCTGATTTCAAAGCCTTCGCCACGTTTATCACGACGGCGGTTGACAAAGTGGCATCGGATCGTATTGCTGCTCTCGATACAATTGTGGCTCAAGCCAACAAGATCGGTGACGCAAAATCGGTCGCTGATGCTTGCAGTTCGTTGAGGGCACTGCCATGGGTCGAGTATCCTGGCACCCGGTTCATGGTGGCTAAGAAAGGCGATGTTACCATCATGCGTACCGAAGTGGTGCTGGGCGGTTACGCGGTCTTTGAACAATTTGCTACCGCACCGGTGGCCAAAGATGTGGAAACAGCGAAAGCCCATATTCGTGCACAAGGCCGCAGCTCGCTCTCCATTCGTCGCGCTAACGGTGAAAAAGCCGAAGCCGTGAAGAAATCGCTTACCCCAGCGCAGGCCAGTGATATGGCCAAAGAAGTCATCAAGCTGATGGACACGGTCAGTGGGATGAAGAGTAACGTGGTTAATAAGCTGACTACCGTGATGGGTGGGTTTATTAACGGTAAAAAAATCAAAGGCTATGTTGAGAAAAATGGCACAAATGAAGGTGATGCCAAAGACGTTGCTAAGATCGCTGAAGCTTTCGGCCGTTACATCATCGACTACAGCAACGGCGTTGGTGCGTTGCCAAAAGACGCTGCTGCTGCCGCGGTAGCAGTTTCTAACGCCGTTCTTGGCCTGGCTAAGAAAGTCGTAGGCGGAAAAGACGAAAAAGACGAAAAAGACGAAAAAGGTGATAAACCTAAAGAAGAAGAAAAAGCAGCCTAACGCTTGACGTATAACACCAGGTGAAATAAAGAGAGAGGGGCAACCCTCTCTCTTTATTCTGCCTAAAAAGGAAAAGAAGATGACGACGATGAATCTCTTAGGCCCGTCGCAAAGCACCTTGCTTATCGACGAGTCGGTAGTAAGTGTCCAAAAAGCCCATACGGCAGCCGTAGCCAGCCAGCACTTGGTAAAGGTGGCAAAGAAGCATAAAGACGACGACGAAGCCCGGCCCGATCAAACCAACGAGAACTTGGAATCGGTAACCGACGATAGCGAGCTTTCCGTCGGTAATGAGTCCTACGTGATGCTCGCCGATAACGATGGCGGGAAGAAAGGCGAAGGCCCGTCGGATGATCAGATGGAAGCGATTATCCAACAAGTCTCGGATATCGTGTTAAACTCCAACGGGCATCTCAACAAAACGGACGAAGAGATGATCTCCCATATCGCCGATGGCATGGAAGACTTTGACGATTTCACGGCTAGCGTGAAAGAGCTCGCCCTCAAGGCCTCAAAGCACGCCCTTGCACTTACTAAGGCGGGGTTGCATACTGCCCGGCAAGGGGCAAGGGTGGCCATCGATCGCATCACCCGTATTCAAGGCAAGTTGGTGTTTGCCGAGCAACGCCTGCACTGGCGCAAAGGAGATCACGACAACGCGACCTTTGTTCTGCCAAAAAGTGCCAGGCGGTTGGCGCTTAACGATCACGAAGTAAAAGGCTATGGCGACGTGCTAAACGCCTTGAGCAAAGCCAAGTGGCTCTTTACTTTGATCCACAACGACTACCAAACCTACCAAGCGCTCTATAAAACGGTCTTAGAAGCCCGTGAGCGGGCTGATGCGATGGAAGCCTTGCGCCAGTACCTTAAAACGTTAGCAGCCCGTAGTATGGCCAAAGAAGGCCCCAGCAACACGTACACCTTGACCAACTTCCCCGGGTTTCACACCTTTACGATTACCCTCGGTGAGTCGTTTGGTGATAACGAGGTGGGCTTTGTCAAACACACGGGGAAACTCCCCTCACTTGAACCGATAGCCCAGCCCACTACACAACAGCTTGCCCAAGTGTTAGGCGAGTGCGCCGGATTTATCAAGGTGATTAACGAGTTCTATGGGCGGATATCCTCGCGTTTAGCCCAGGACTTTAAAGCCCTGGAACACGAGATCGCCCAGGAAGAGCGCTTAGTTGAGAGTGCCTTTGAAGCGAGGATGTTAACCTCCGCCACCCGGTGGTTTTTAGAACACCAAACCAAGCTCTTTCAAAGGGCACTTGATCTTTCACTTGATACGGTGTCGGCTGCTGCCGACTTTTGTATTGCCGCCTTTGGGGCCAAGGTAGGCAGTGGTAACGAAGCGTTGTTACTTGGTCATGTGGAATACGCTCAAGGACTAGAGGCGTTAAACACCGCGTGGGATGAGGCCAAAGCGGGCTTGCAAGACACGGCGTTAACCGCCCAGGTGCTCTCGGTACTCGCCGGTCATCCGGTGTTTGATGCCAAAACCGATGTGGTACTCTTGGCCAAAGATTACCCAACGGTACTTCCCCACCACCCTTTTGACGTCACCACCGCCAAAACCCTCTTTAGTGACGCCAAAGCCAAAGACCGCTTAACAGGGTTGTCAGCGATTGCCGTGCAGCACTTGTGGCGCACCATTGAAACCTTATCACGCTGGGAGCGGGTGAAAGGAGATCTGGGGTATTGCTTAGGCCGACTAAGTCGAATCGGCACAAACAACACCTATAGCGTTCACGCCCTGTTAAAGCTCAGTCCGTTGTGTGGATTTTTACACCTTAAACCCGTGGATACGTTAACGGACGAAATCGTAAAAGAGGCCTTACTCAACGTCAACCACGCGCTCTTGCACGCGACCGACTATTTAGACGCCGGGGCGGCACGCCTTAGAACCTTCAGCTTTAACGAAGAAGTCTCGTTAACCGCCTTTGTTAAGGCGCTGCGTGACCAAGGGGCAACGTGCCCAGGCGAGCTTGCGTTAACCGGGGGTTTCTCCCTTAAGCGCTATTTCGCCAAGGGGTGTTTGAAAAACAACGTGCACCTGGGGATCGGGTTAGTGAACCCATTACCAGAGGTGGGTGATTGTGCGCTCACAGCGGACTTTATCAACGAATTTGGGAAGCTTCCCGAACTGAGCGCCGGGATACACACTCAATTGGTTCGCTTAGATGAGCTTAACAAAAGCCTGGCCATCACCACCACCACCTTTCTTGCCTTTGTCAACTCGGTGCTTGCCAACATCAATACCTCTGAGCAATTTGAACAAGAGGCCTGGGTAAAGAACGCCCTGACGTATATCTCCTTGTTTTCAACGGAGCTTTTTTGGGGTTATGACTTGTTGTGCTCGTTGGCCAATTACGAGAACTGTACGTTAAGCGCCATTGAACGTGTATACGGAGAGAAAGATGCTCACACCGACTAAAGACGCGGGGACGTTTGCGTTAACCCGCTTACCCAAGCTTTATACTTACCCGTACGACTTTACGCCCTATGCCCGGCTCTTGGCCCAGCAAACGGTGGGTGACCCAGTTACCCAGTCGTTTGTTGAACTCCTAGCCAAGGTCACGGGAGACCCCTGGACGTTGACCCCCAAAGACCCTTACACCTTCTTTGGTGCCAAGGTCTTTTACTTAGGTGAAAACCATCCTACCTTCCCGACGGTCACGCGTTTTGCCTACGTACTGGGTATTGAGCTGTCAGTTCGCTACCAAGCCCAGCGGTTGTATTTGGTCTTTAACGTATTAAAAGATGCCTAAGGCGGCATAAGAGTATCCTCTTCCCGTTAAGGAGGAGGATACCCGCGTTATGCCGTTTAAAAAGTATACGGTAGTCGTTCTATCGGTTTACGCCGCCAACGGCGTGGTGAAGGTGCTAGGCACGTTAGGGACGCTGGTATAGAGCGTGGTCTGGCCCACCCGGGTAAGGTAGTCCCAATAGGTATCCAAATAACCCGCGTAGGTGGCAAAGACCGCATCGACAAACGTTAGGAGGTCTGCCGGGGCTAAGGTCAACCAGGTCGATTCCGCGGTGTGGATACGAAAGGTCGTGGTGTCGGCTTTGGCAATCCGATCGGTGGCCAGTTGCCTTAGGATCAACAAGTTAGCCCGTTGTTCAACTTTAAACGGGATCTTGTTGGTGGTCGACGTCCCGGCGTTATCCCACACGTACGGCACGCCCGCAACCAAGTCGTTGGTAAAGACCCCTTGGGCTGAGGAGTGGGCTTGCTCTTGGGCTTGCGCTAAGAGCGCGGCCAGTTCTTCGGCGTTGTACGGACGAGACGACCAGGTTTGGAAATACTCCTGATGACCTTTCCCGTCGTCGCCTATTACCGGGGCGATCTCAGCGACCACATCTCCCGTAGGGGCCGTCGTTTGTAAGATCGGGGCGTAGCCGAACATACCTCGTAAGTCTTCTTCGTAGATATGGTCACCAAAAGTGATACCTTGTGGATTATTACGTAGCTGCCAGAGGTAGTACGGATACGACAGGTCCGATAATTTGATCATCGGATCCCCTTCGTAGACCATCCAGCCATGCACCGTATCATACACCATGATAAACTCCTTAAAGCTAAAAAGGAAGAGGCGGCGAACCGCCTCCAGAAACTTAGACACTCATCGACACGGAGCCCGTGAGGTTGGTGCCATCCCAGAACAACGTGATCAGGGTGCGCGTTGTTCCATACGACGGTGTCGTACCGCCAGACCAACCAACCGTGGTATTCCAGGTAATGGAACCTCCTGCCCCACTAAAGACCAGCACGAGCGTTTCAGCACGTCCTGAAGGCAAGTTGGTGATTGTAATCCCCTTGGCAGTTGTTCCGTCTAACGTAAAGACGTTGGCCAGCGAGGCGTCCAAGGTCATGGTCGTTGAGACCAACGAGCCCGTAGACGTGCTCAACGAGTAGCGGTTTAACGTGGTTTGCAGCGACACCCACGCCCCGTTCTGGCGCACGTAAGCCACTCCATCGAGGTTGGCATCGTAGACGTTACCGCCACCTAAGGTGCCTAACAACGACCAAGTGGTTGCCCCGGTCTTTTGGTAGAACTGTTGGGTCACCGAATCCAAGAAGAAGTCGTTAACGTTGCCATCAACCGCTGTTGGCGTACGGTTAAGCACAATCCAGCCATTCCCGGTGTTCCCTTTAGGCCCAGTAGGCCCGGCCGCGCCAGTGGCCCCGGTAGGACCGGTGGGCCCTGGGTTCCCTTGCGGACCTTGGATTTGACCCATATCTTCATAGGCCGTGCCCGTCCATCCCCAATAGTGTCCCGTGATCAGATACCCTTGACCCACGGTACCCGTACCCGGCAAAGACGCCGTAGAGGATAGCGAGCCCACGATGGTGATCCCCGGGCCCATCGGACCGGTAGCCCCGGTAGGACCGGCCAAGTTACCCATATCGACCCAAGCAGAGCCGTCGTAGATATACTGTTCGGTCCCGACGTTATAGGTATCGCCTTTGGTGTTGCCTGAAGCCGGCAAGTTACCGACCGCCGAAACGGTACCCTTAGGCGTAATACCGGCACCCTGTGGGCCCGTTGCCCCCACTGCACCATCGGCACCGGTAGGACCTTGTGCCCCGGTTTGGCCTTGGTTAGAGCCCATGTTCACCCAGGCCGTACCCGACCAGATATACGTCACCCCGGAGATATAATACATATCCCCTTGTACGTTACTGGAGGCCGGCAGCGCCCCGACGTTGGCGACGGTACCCTTAGGCGTAATGGAGGCCCCTTGCGCCCCGGTCGCACCCGTGGTACCTGTTGTCCCGGTAGCACCTTGCGGGCCGACTAAGGATCCCATGTTCACCCAGGCGGTAGACGACCAGATGTAGGCCACACCCGAGACGAAGTAGAGATCACCTTGGATATTACCAGACGCCGGCAAGTTACCGACCGTAGCCACGGTGCCTTTCGGGGTAATAGACGCCCCTTGTGCCCCTTGTGCCCCGGTGGTACCGGTGGTTCCTTGGATGCCCTGAATCCCTTGAATCCCCTGAGGTCCAATAACCGAACCGAGGTCAATCCAAGCTGAACCATCCCACGAATACGCCACACCGACCACGTAATACAGATCGCCTAACGTATTGCCACTCGCCGGAAGGGCACCAACGGTTGCCACGTTGCCTTTAGGCGTTAAGGAGTGACCGTTGGTCCCTGCGGTGCCGGTCGTCCCGGTGTCCCCTTTCACGCCCTGAATACCCTGTGGGCCTACCACAGAGCCCATATTCTGCCAAGCAGTGCCGTCCCATGCGTAGGCGACCCCTGAAACAAAATAGAGATCTCCTTGCACGTTACCACTAGAAGGCAGTGCCCCCACGTTTGCTACCGTCCCCTTAGGCGTTAAGGAAATCCCGTTGGTACCGTTAGTCCCGGCGGTACCCTGGAGACCGGTATTCCCCGTGGCCCCGGTATCACCCTTTACCCCTTGAATCCCTTGAGGACCGATTAAGCTCCCCATATTCTGCCAGACGGACCCATCCCACGCATAGGCAACGCCCGAGATATAGTAGAGGTCACCTTTGGTATTCCCCGTAGAAGGTAAGGCACCCACGGTTGCAACAGTCCCTTTCGGTGTTAACGCCGGGCCAACCGGGCCTTGTGCACCATCCACACCAATGGTACCTGCTACCCCTTGCACCCCCTGAATACCCTGAGGACCTATTACAGAACCCAAGTTAATCCAAGCTGTCCCGTCCCAGGAATAAGCAACACCTGAAACAAAATAGAGATCGCCAAGCGTATTGCCCGAAGACGGAAGGTTACCTACCGCGGCGACGGTGCCCTTAGGCGTTAAGGAGTGACCGGCAGCGCCGGTAGAACCCGTTGCACCTTGTGGACCTTGTGGACCAACGACCGAGCCCATGTTGATCCAACCCGCACCGTTATTGATATACGCCACGCCGCCAACAAAGTAGGTATCGCCCGACGCGTTGCCTGAAGCAGGCAGATCGCCGACGGAAGCAACGGTGCCTTTCGGTACGATTGCCGCACCCGTATCACCCTTGTCCCCTTTGGCGCCCTGGATCCCTTGAATCCCCTGAATACCTTGGGACCCGGTGTCCCCTTTGGGCCCTACGGTACCTTGCGAACCGGTGTCACCTTTAACACCCTGAATCCCTTGAATCCCCTGAATCCCTTGCGGGCCGGTGGGGCCAAACTGGGTCCACTGCGTACCGTCCCAGGTATAAAGGATAGAGCCGATAAACCAAGAGTCCCCGGCAATCTGCCCAGTTGAAGGTAGATTAGCTGAAGATACTAAGGTGCCATGGATCACAATCCCAGTACCGGTGTCGCCTTTTAAGGAGGCCAAGAAGACGTTAACGTCCCCAGTGTTGCCCGCGGCAAGCCACAGATCGTACGCTGACTCCCCTTGCGGACCCACCATCGAGCCGACGTCTGTCCAAGCACCCGAGAGCACCGTCCAGAAGTGGCCATCGATAATATACGTACTCCCCGTCGCGTAGCCAGAAGGATCAGCCGGAAGCTGTGAGGTGGAGGCCAAGGTGCCCAACAAGATAATCCCGGTGCCGGTGTCGCCTTTCGCCCCGGTGTTCCCCGTAGCACCTTGAATGCCTTGAATGCCCTGAATACCCTGGGGCCCGGTTAAAGAACCCAGATCCACCCAAGTGGACCCGTTCCACATATACCCTTCGCCGACAACCGTATAGAAGTCGCCTTGGGTATTGCCCGAAGCCGGCAGTGCACCGACGGAAGCGGCTGTGCCTTTCGGGGTCACCGAATAACCATTGGTCCCGGCAACGCCCTGGATCCCTTGGATCCCTTGGATGCCCTGAGCGCCTTGAATAGAACCAAGGTTCACCCACGTCGAGCCGTTCCAAGACCGTAAAGACCCGTCGGCTGAAACCAGCCACAGATCACCGATCACTTGACCGGTCGAAGGCAGTGCCCCAACCGTTGCGACGTTACCCTTTGGTGTGATCGAATTACCTTGCACCCCTTGGGACCCGGTATCGCCCTTTTCCCCTTGCGGCCCAACGATTGAGCCCATGTTCACCCAGCCGGAGCCAGACCACATGTACACCACCCCGGAAACCAAGTAGAAGTCTGCCACGGTGTTGCCAGACGAAGGAAGGTTGCCTACCGCAGCAACAGATCCTTTTGGCGACACCGAGTAGCCTTGTGGCCCTTGGATACCTTGGGAACCGGTAGCCCCGGTCTCACCGGTCAGGCCGGTGTCACCTTTCTCCCCTTGGATGCCTTGGATACCTTGCGTACCCTGAATCCCTTGGATGCCCTGGGGTCCGGCTAAATTGCCCATATCGATCCAGGCGGTGCCATTCCAGGAATAGAGTTCTGCCCCAATGAGATAAAAATCCCCGGGGGTATTGCCTGATGAAGGTAAGTTACCAATGGCGGCCACCGAGCCTCGAGGATTCACGTTGTTGCCGGTATCCCCTTTGTCACCTTTGGCGCCTGTCGCCCCCGCAGCCCCGGCTTGGCCGGTAGGTCCGGTTAACCCTTGAATGCCTTGGGCGCCGTCTGCACCCGCGGGACCGGTAGGGCCGGCAGGACCGGTGTCGCCGGTGTCGCCTTTGAGGCCTTTAAGTGCTGAGGCTGGAACCTTGACGGTATTTCCGCTTTGCACTACCGGGACTTCTTCATCACCAGTCAAGGCACTCCCCACCGGGAGCTGACTGAATTTTGTTGTACCCATTTACTGCACCTCGTATTTAAAGGATATCGGCGATCAGATAAAGCCCGCTTTCGCTCACGAGGGGAATCCCGGACTCGGTCACAAAGGTATTATCCGGGATTCCCAAGATGTTTACCGTGATATGGTCAAGATAAACCAGGGAATTGTGAAACGTGATGTCGTGAAGTTGAACACCTTGAGCATCGACGTAGCCGGTATCAATCGGGTGATCGACGATGTCGGCAAGCGTGATGTCAAGCCCGTGAAGTTGATTCAAACTGGTTAACAAATCTTTGGTCGTATCCGGGTTATCGACCGCAAGCTGGGGGATGTAGTTTAAGAACAGCACCGACCCAGACAACCGGTCTAGGTTAATGGATCTTGAACCCACATACCCCTGCCCTGCGACGGCCAGCACGGGGATGTCCGTATTGCGCAAGGTGCTATCGGTATTGGCCACCGGAACGCCAAAGGTCACCTGCGCCAGGGCGAGTTGTAACTCATTGTCAACGTTAATTTGATCCAATACCACCTTGGCCGAAGGCTGTGTCAGGTCGGTCATGTTGTACTCCTAAAGAAGCCATAGCGTGAATTGATCATACTATTTTAGGTTAAAATAAACTTAAGCTAAATCGTATAGACGTGATTTTTTCTTTTATATCCCAACGGAGACTCGCCATGCCGATTGTCACCTCTGCGATTCCTGAACAATACAAATCCATTATCCGCCCGGTGGTACAAGATGTGGTCGCGCAGATCGTTCCTTTTATGCGCTTACCCGGGGACGACCAGGTGATCTTTAACGGCTCAGCCGAGATCGCGCTCTTAGCCAACTCGTTGATCGGGCCACAATACCGTAATGGCGAATCCACCATTCGCGCCGTCGGCCCCAACCAGATCACCTTAACTGCCGAAGAGAGCCCCACAGCGCAATCGCTTTTAGAAGTCCCGGTGCTCTATCCAGAAAACCGCTTCTTGTTTTATGACCCGGCTTTAGCGATCTCACTGCGCCCGGTGTATCAGCAAACCGAAGTGACCATCAATTTTAGCAAGCGCTTTCGCTCGCGGGCCGCAGGCGATAAGTGGCACCAGAGTATGTCGATCCTGTTAGCGCAATACGTGCAAGAATACGTGCACTCGTTTACCTATTCGTATAACATCCCCGACGACGTCTTAGCCATGCTCTACCAGTTCTGGACGCTGCGTGAAGCCCAAGCCGGGTATGGGCAGTCGTTTTACACCTGGCTAAACGCCTATTCGGTGGCGCGCTTGACATCTACCACCGATCAGAAAGGTGCCAGCCCACAACTCACCTACGCCGAATCCTCAATTAACGCCATGGGGTGGTGGGACTTTGATACCCCACCGTATCCGACCAAAGAAAATAAGCTGGGCAACTGGTCGGTGCAGTTCCAATACAAAGTCCAGTTTGATAAAGTCATCCAGTTGGTGCTCCAATACCCGATCGTCATTCATAACCAACCGCTGAGCGCCCAATACATCCCGCAATACCGTAACCCGAATTATCGCAACACGGTTTACGACAAACCGGTCCAGGCGCAACGCTACGAGCAAATCACCCAAGACCTGGAACCGAAGAACTACTTGCCCCGGGAGTACTTGGCGTTTCCGGCTTATGATGACTTTATCCCGACGTTAACCCCGCGTCACGTGATCCAATACACCATGTTGCTGGGGGTGTCACCTACGGACTTGCGCGACGTCGCGTCGTTAAAAGAGATGGGTGATTACGAGCTTTTAGATGAAACCTTGGCTTATCTTCGCTTGGTTGGGCCACGGATGTTTACCAACACCCAATCGATTATCCAGATCCGGGTATTTCAAGGGGATCACGAAATCGACGCCGCGCAGCTTACCGTAGACAGCGAGCTTAACATTCGCACCCTCTTTGATCTGGACTTGCGACAAGTTTACCACTTGACGGTAGCGATCGATGCGGATTTGGCCAAATTGGCCGAACAAACCGTAGACGAGCTCAAAGACCACGGCTGCGACGCGTTGGACTTTATCTCAAGCGTCTATCCGCGCTTGGTCGGTGGCCCTGCGTGGCCAGCGTTGGAGTCGTGTCACTTCACCGACCCGCAGTGGGTGACGCTAGTGGAAGCGGCCCAACCTTGGTATGTCTATACCCCCGGTGGCACCTTTATCCAGGGGGCGTTTACCATCATTGCCCTTAAGAGAGCGTAACCATGCCTATTGCTAAAATCCCCTCGGTGGTGCTCCCCAACCCCGCCCAACCGCCGAGGATCACCACGCCCGAAACCCCTAACGTGGTGGTGGATTCCCGTTATACCCCGCGTAAGTCACTGATCACCTACGCGCAAGGTTCAAACTGGCAAGCCCAGTTTTACAAACAAATTCTCACCGACGACGAAGAGCCCCGTCCGTTTCAGCACGAAGAACAAGGCACCACCCAGCAATATCTGCGCGTGAATCGTTATATCTTCAAAGTCACCACCGATTTGCAACACAACCCAATTCCCGAACAAGGGCAAATGGAAATCACCGGCTCGTCGATCATGCTGCCGGGGCTTGTCCCTAACGAAGGGGACATGTTTATTGCCGACGTCGGGGATGGCCGGGCAGGACTCTTTGCCATCACCAATATTGACATCAAGTCGATCTATTTAGACGGGGCCTACGAAGTCGAATACGCGATGACCGATTTCGTCACACCAACGCTTCAAGCGTTGATTGATGCCCATGTGGTACAAGAGGCGGTGTACGACTTGGATTTTGCCCGCACCGGCAAGAACCCGATCGTCTCCTCGACCGATTACGCCGACCGGGATGCACTCACGTATTTGGAAAAGTCGTTGATTGCCCACTTCTTTCCCACCTTTTATTCCCAAGAGTTCTCCACGTTTTTGGTGCCTGAGCAAAACCGCACCACCTATGATCCTTATCATACCCGCTTTGTCGATCGCTTGATCGCCTACGAAGAGCGCCCCAAGCACGAGCGGGTCTACGTGGTTGATGAAACGGTGGGCGGTGATCAAAAGCCGGTCACGCTGTGGGACTTGGTGGTGACCCAAGACGTGAACCAATTCGCGTATCTCACCAAGGTGTTTCAAGCAATCGGTAATGAGTACTTTCGCTCGTCTACGGCGTTACTCGGGCAGTTTGCCTATTTCGGGCCGTATTACTGCGTGTATCCAATCACCTTGAAAGTCAATACCAACCAAGACCTCGATCACCCGGCGAAAGATCCGTCAACCGATCCGACGTCGGTCGCCAAGCTTTTGCTCCCGGTGGTGCAGATCACCCCAACCTACGTGCTCTCGGCAGCCTTTTATAACCAAGACCGCCCGAACATGACCACCTTGGAGCTTGAAACCCACAACCTGGTGACGGGCCAACCGATTGACGTCTCGGTAATCAAAACGTTGGTGGGGGCGTATTTCCACGCGCCAGCCTTGGTGGCTTATTACAGCTTTCCGTTGCTCGTGGCGTTGTGTCGCGCTGCGCGCTATCGCATCTAAGGATTCTACGCGATGTCAAATCTAAGTACTGAGGTGTTGCGCTCTGAGATCAAACGCTTGAACTTGGTGATCTTCGATTCGTTGTATGCTTGCCGGATCCGCCAGTGTGACTATTACGATATCGACTATATTGAGAAAGTCGGGCTTTACACCACCGGGCTGCCCTGGCTGGATGCGGAGCTTGACAACCAGTGGATGGATGTCGGCTTTTCAATTAACACCATGACCGAGCTGGTGCGCGATGGGTATAACTTTATCTTGGTTGACCCGAAAACCTACTCGGGGATCGTCTACAAGTCGATTACCGACTATATGCGCTATTGGGCAGAACTCTCCGATCGCCATCCGAATACGCCCTTGCCCTCGCAAGAGGACTTTGAAGCGCTTGATAAGCTCGCTCAGCTTGTTTATAAGCAATACCGCGGCTATGAGACCCCAGAAGAGTCCAGTGGCTTAGCAGCCCGTTTACGCGCCCAGCGTTCACGGTTGTTTACGATCAACACCCCGAACAAAGCCCCGGACAAACCCTTAGATGAGCTGGGGAATGCCATTAACAAAGAACACGAATCGATGATGGACATGTTTGCCTACCGTCTCGTTTCTAAGAGAGCGCCCAAAGATGATGCTGGAGAAGACGAGTCTTTATAATGAAGTGCTGGCCATTGGCTCAAAAGGCGGAAGAAACACCTACCGGATGACCGCCGAGCTGTATTATGGCACCACGATGATCTCGGTGTATCGGGTGAGAGCCCTGCACACCTTTGCCGATTTTGAAACCAGCTATAACGAGGAGATCGAAATCGACCTGGCGATCTCAGAAGGGGTGTATAACCAGCAAGTGATTCCCAACGTCGACCAGCTTAAGCTTAACGTCTTTATCACCACCCTGGCACCTAACGTGCCCCGCACCACCAAAAAGTTCACCTACCGGGCTTTTCCTAAAACCCAAACCGACGCCAAGCTCACCACCAACCGGGCCTCGGAGCTGAACCAGCAGGTGATCGCCAATACCTCGATGGAGGTGTATCGCTTTCAGCTCTTTTGTGAAGCAATCGAACAACTGCGTACTCAACAAACCGGCGGCAAGTTCTTTGTCACCACCACCGAGACCTTGTGCAAAACGCTCTTAGGTGGGGTCTCAGAAGGACTACAGCTTCCTTTAGAAGTACGCCCGTTGGGTATGCAAATGGCCGCCTCGGATACGTCTGTCGTGAAAAACGTGATCGAAGTCCAACAAGGCTTGGCGTTATGTGATCTCCCGGGGTATCTACAAGAGCACTATGGGGTCTATAACGCGGGTATTGGGTATTTTTATCACGCGCAGTATTGGTACGTGTGGCCGTTGTATAACACCAAACGCTTTGAGCTGGTGAAAGACAACTTGGTGGTGGTCAACGTGCCACAAGACAAGTTCCCCTCAATTGAGCACACCTTTGAACTCCGGGGCTCGACCTTGTGTGTGCTGGCCACGGGGGAATCCAAGCTTGCCGATAACTCCAACCAGATCCAATACAACCAAGGCAACGGCTCACGGGCAGCCAAAGCCTCAAGTGTGTTAAACGAAGGGGTAAGTGTGAACGCCGGTACGGTGCTCTTACAGCGCTCGGTGACCAACAACGAGTTTGTGACCGCTTCACGGCGAAATGGCGTGGATAACGCCCCTACCGTTTCACAAGTGACCGACAACACCTGTAAGCTGTTATCGCGCACCGCGCACGCCGCCGGCTCGGTGGTGCAGGTGACCTGGGAGAACGCGGACATGACCTTGATCTCACCGGATATGCCCGCGCGCTATTTGTATTTAAAAGACGGGGTGGTGGCCCAACGCTACGGGGTGTTGTTACGAACGGAAGCACACTACCGGCTGGGAGCGGATGGGATGACCAACGACCTGATGTTGTGTGATGGCGCCTTAACGCTCTTTATTGATAATGCCGATGAAACGGCCAACACCTCGTTATAAGTACTTTTCTACACTGCCTTCCCGTCCTATGAGTGAAAACTCATAGGGCTGGTTTGCAGGGGAACTGAGACCTATATCACACAGGTGAGCTTTACCACCTATTAACATCACGTAAAGACACGTTAACCGAATTGGGTACAAAACATGAAAAATAACACACTTTTATTAAGTACGTTAGTGGGTGATGTGACCGCGTTCTCTTCCGAGTTGACCTTGATGAGCCGCGTCTTTGACGCTATTCAACACGAAAGCGGGGAATACTACATTGCCGTTGGGTTACACCGGCTGCTGACCTCCCAAGCGTCTCGTACCTTAGGGGTGGCCTGGTATACCTTGTTATTCCAAGCGATCGTCAACGAACACTTTGAAGTGGTCTCGGTGCACGGCCTTAACCGCTTTAGTGATCGGCTTTATCGTTTATTAGACAAACACGGGTTAACCCTTGACGATGACTTGGTAGACCAACTGGAGCTGGCCCTAGACCACTTGGTGGATATCTATGATTTTACTGACGATGATCGACTTTTAGAGGAAGACGACGATGAATGCGCTTAAGAAGGTGCTTTGCGGTGGACTGCTGGTATTTACCCAGTGTGCCTATGCTTCACTGGATGCCCCCGAAGACCTGGCTTCGGCCACTTGCACTACCCCGACTTCGTGTGTGTACATGGACGGACGAGCC